CATTTGCTGACCAGATTGCAGGCGGAGCCAAGGTATCAGACCTTGCCTCGCCTTACGTTAACACACTTTCAAGCCTGCTAGAAATTAACCCTGCCGACATCCAACTCGGCGCAACTACGGGTTACGGAGCAATGATTGGCAAAGCGCTAATGGGTGATGGTACAGCACCAGTTGACCCATACACATTCGCAAGCCAAGTTCGCTCACAGCCAGAATGGCTTAATACTCAAAACGCTCATTCCACACTTCTCAGTGCTGGTAATCAGTTAATCGCAAAGATGGGATTCTAACCAATGGCACTAATGCGAGTTGGTGAAAACGGTGGCACCGCATCCACATCTAACTGGGCTAGTTCAACTGGTTCGACTGCCACCAATCCGCTTGGCGGGCCAAAAGACACATCAAATTATCAACCACCTATTGTGCCAGCAAGTGGTGTAACTGGTCCAAATACTACTGGCACCACTGGCCCTGTAAAAACTACTGGCCCAGCGACTACTGGCCCAGCGACTACTGGCACCACTGGGCCTGCATCCACTGGCCCAACAACAACCAATGCTTCGCAACAATTAACCGCGCTTTTATCTGGCTACGGTTTAACTGGAAACATTGGTGGCGGTATCACCGCCATGCTTGCCAGTGGCTTGGATATGACAACAGTTCTTAACATCATTGATTCGCCAAATCCATCGGCGCAGATTGGTAGCCTTGGCCTTACACCAAGCCAACTTAGTGCGGCCAATGGCCTTATCACATCTTGGCAACAACGCTTCTCTGGCAATCAAGCCAGAATTGCTGCTGGGCTTAACCCGCTAGATCCTGCTACTTATATCGCCAACGAGCAATCATACAAGCAGGTTATGACGATGGCTGGCATTCCAGCCTCTAGTCCATTGCAATCAACTGACTATCTTGGCAAGTTAATGGGTACAGATGTATCACCAGCGGAAGTGCAGATGCGTGTTAATGCCGCAACTGCGGCAGTGCAGAATGAAGATCCTCAAGTTCTAACACAACTGCAAGCACAGTTTGGCATGACAATGCCTACAATCCTTACCCACCTGCTCGATCCATCGGTAGCAGCACCACTGGTACAACAGGAATATAACGCCGCTACAATCGGCGCAGAAGCCGCCAGAGCAGGCGTCAGCATAGCCTATGGAGCCACAGGCCCACTTAGCGCAATGGGATTGGCGGCACAAGGAATTACCCAGTCACAGGCTAACCAAGGCTTTACTAGCATCGCGCAGCAACAAGCCGCCATGCAGTCCCTTGCAGGCCGTTATCAAGGTTATGGCAACGCGGAAGGTATCGGCCAGCAACTTGAAGCCTCAACCTTTAATACCGAAGGTGCGGCACAAGCACAGCAAAACCTTGAGCGTCTTAAAACGCAAGAAGTATCAGCCTTCTCAGGCTCTGCTGGCGCTGCCACAGGCAGCCTAGGCGCGAAAGATATTAGCGGCCTTTCGTAACAAATAGATTCCATCGCGGTTCACCAGCGCCGATGATGTGTATTCAGACTGGTAGTAGGAGCCAAACATTCTTCCCCTGGAATGTATTGCGGCCTGCGTCACACTAACAAGAAAGGGAGTGCCGAAATGGCAAACCAATACGAAGAAGACGAAGACGACTTTGAAGTTGATACTTCGCAAAACGAAGCACCAGCCAATCTCCGCAAAGCCTTAAAGCGAGCAGAGAAGGAAAAGAAGGATCTTGCTGAACAACTTGCAAGTATTCAAGCAGACCTTCGCAGTCGTAGCGTCAAAGACGTACTGGCAACAAAAGGTGTGCCAGACAAGGTGGCAAGGTTTATTCCTGCCGATGTCTCAACACCAGAGCAAGTAGATGCTTGGCTTAACGAAAACGCCGATGTATTCGGATTTTCAAAGAGCGAAGCAGATGCTCCTGCCGATGAAGCAGTACAAGCGAATATCCGTTCGTACGACCGCATCAATGCGGCTACTCAGAATGTTAATAGTCCAACACGTGATGCCGATTTAATGGCAAAACTGTCTGGTGCTAAAAACATTGATGAACTTAACGCGATTACGGGTAATCCAGGGCAACGTCGTCGGTAGCCCAACAACCTAACCCATTCGCCACAAACCTAAGAAAGAAGGTGACACATGGCAAACGCATATACAGACACCTCGGGTGGCTCGCTCGGTACGTCCCTCGTACAGACAGCCTATGACCGATACGTTGAATTTGCACTCCGTGCTGTTCCTCTCATCCGCGATGTCGCAGATAAGAAGCCAGTACAACAGGCTATGCCTGGTTCTTCCGTTGTATTCCAGATCTACACAGATCTTGCTGCAGCAACCGCTGTTCTATCAGAGGATGTTGACCCAGATGCAGTAGCACTTGGTAACACAACCACAGTTTCCGTTACTCTTAACGAATACGGTAACGCTTCACTTGCTACACGTAAGTTGGAGTTGTTCTCACTCTCAGACGTTGATCCTGCTATCGCAGACATCATCGCCTTCAACATGGCTGACTCTCTCGATATTAACGCTTTGTCTACCCTCGTTGGTGGACCAAACGTAATCGCAGAAGTTGGCGGTTCTCTCGTATCAACATATGCTGGTACATACACCAATGGTACAACCCAATCAAAGGTTACATCTACTGACGTATTCAAGTCACGCGATGTTCGTACCGCTGTAGCCAAGTTGCGTGCCAACAAGGCTGTTCCACGTCAAGGCGAATACTACTGGTGTGGTATCCACCCAGAAGTTTCATTCGACCTTCGTTCTGAGACTGGCTCTGGCGGATGGCGCGATGACCATAAGTATTCCGAGACAGGCGCTGCTGAATTCTGGCCAGGCACCATCGGAACTTATGAAGGCGCAATGTTCGTTGAGTCACCACGTCTGTTCAACGCAGCCGATGGTACTGGTTCTACAGGTTGGACAGGTACCTTCGGTGGTACTTCCTTCACCTATGGTACTGGTGGTACTCGCGTATTCCGTACATTGGTTGCTGGAAAGCAAGCATTGGCAGAAGCAGTTGCTGAAGAGCCACACGTTATCTTCGGACCAGTTGTTGATAAGTTGATGCGTTTCCGTCCTATTGGATGGTACGGCGTTCTCGGATGGCAGCGTTATCGTGACGCTTCATTGGTACGTATCGAAAGCACATCTTCGATCCACAATACTTGATAAATAGTTGGTGGGGGTGGGCTTCGCGCTCACCCCTGTCAACCCTTGAAAGGAATCTAATGCCATATCAATTCAGCCCACCTACAGTCGAAGAAGGCCCTGCGGGCTTTGGGCGTTTGTTCTGGCGTTTTCGCATTGCGCGTAGCAACACACTTCTAGTCTATGGCACAGCGGTTGTATCTGAGCGTACACCTGGCGTAGACGAAACAATCGCAGCCGACTACTGCTACCTCGGTGGGCATATCTATAACATCAGCCCAACAGAAGTCACCATTCTTACAAATGCTGGTTATGGCGCTTACATAACTACCGTCGCTTAAGGAGCATCGTGAATCCAGGTAGATATAACATTACCGTTATTAACGGTACTACATTCACCTTAGCCCCACAATGGCTCATTGATAACCTACCAGTAAATCTTACTGGCTATAGCGTAGATATGCAAGTGCGCGATGTAAGCAATAACCTTATCGTAGAGTTGTCTACGGCCAATGGCAAGATCGTTATTACACCTGCCATTGGAACAGTTACCCTTACCCTTACGGCGGCTCAGACAGCCTCTAACGTATTACCCGCAGGCACATATACTTACGGTCTAAATTTAACAGATTCTAATTCTAATGTATATCAAATTCTTGCTGGTAACTTTTCTGTAACTGCAAGCGTGGTACAATAATGTCAGTTGACGTCAATTCAATATCTGTCATTCAGATTCCAGTATCAACCAACGTCTATAACGTTGGTTCTACGCAACCGCTTATTATCGAACTAGGCCCTATCGGACCGCAAGGTATTCAAGGAGCGCAAGGTGTCACTGGACCATCTATCACAGGAAGCACGGGAAGCACTGGTGGCACAGGCGCTACTGGTGTTACAGGACCAACAGGCTCTACTGGAACAGGCGTCACTGGAGCGACAGGATCCACAGGTTCTACTGGCGCGACAGGTAATACAGGAACAACTGGGCCTACTGGATCCACAGGGGCTACTGGAGTAACTGGTGCCACAGGATCTACGGGCACGACAGGCTCAGGCGGCGCCACGGGAGCGACAGGAAATACTGGCAGCACTGGTACGACTGGAACGACAGGGCCTACTGGCTCCACGGGAGCGACGGGTCTTACAGGAAATACGGGAAACACAGGCGCGACGGGCGTAGCAGGTCCAACGGGTAATACAGGAGCCACGGGTAATACTGGAAATACAGGTACGGGCGTTGCGGGCAATACTGGAAATACTGGTAACACTGGTAACACTGGCGCAGTAGGCAATACAGGAAATACGGGTAACACGGGAAATACTGGTAATACGGGAAATACTGGCGCTACTGGCACATGGGGCTATACAACCACCGCTACAGCCGCTGGTACAACAGTCCTTACTGTATCCTCTACTACACTTCAAGTATTTACTGGTTCAACTACTCAAACCGTTACACTGCCAGTTACTTCTACCCTCACCCTTGGTCAATATTTTGTCATTGAAAATGACTCATCTGGCGCAGTAACTGTTAACTCATCTGGCGCAAACCTTGTGGTTTCATTGCCAGGTGGCGTAACGGCGCGTTTGACATGTATTCTTACCAGTGGTACGACGGCTGCCTCATGGGTAGTAAGCATTATGGGTGGGTCTACCCTTACAGGTACTGGCGCAAATGTTCTAGCCACCTCACCATCATTAACTACTCCAACAATTGCTGGTGGCGCACTATCTGGTACCTTCTCGGGTACGCCAACATTTTCTGGGCAGGCTACCTTCTCGGGTGCGCCGATCATTGGCAGAACCTATAATGCTCAAACGGGTACTACATTTACCCCAGCATTATCAGATGCGGCGTCTATCGTCAGCCTTAATAACGCAGCCGCTATTTCAGTAACCATTCCAACTAACGCTTCTGTTGCCTATCAAACAGGCACAGAGTTGATCTTCGTTTGGATTACTGGTGCTGGCCAGCCTACCATTTCGGCCGTTACTCCTGGTACCACTACCATCCTTTCAGTGGGTACTGCTACAGCCTCACCCAAGTTAAGGGTTGTTAACTCATGGGCTATTGCCAAGAAGTTGGCTACTGACCTTTGGGTAGTCTGGGGTGATTTGGATTACGGACAAATTCAAAATCAGTTTACGCCTGGCTTATTGTTTCACACTTAGCATAGGTATGCTACAATAGCGGTATGACCAAGATAGCAGTTTACTCCATTAGCCTTAACGAGGCTAAACATGTAGAACGTTACATGGAAGCCTGCAAAGGCGCAGATTACATCGTAGTAGCAGACACAGGTTCTACTGATGGTACGCCAGATAGGCTTAGGGAACTAGGCGCAACGGTGTACGACATCAGTATCAAGCCCTGGCGGTTTGATGCCGCTAGAAATGCGGCGCTGGCTTTGGTGCCAGCAGACGCAGATGTTTGTGTCATCTTAGATCTAGACGAAGTTCCGCAACCTGGATTCTTTGACAAGGTCCGCAAAGGCTGGAAATCTGATGCAACTATTGGTTGGATTACGATGGATACAGGCCAGACATGGCAACGAGATAGATTACACAATCGTCACGGTTGGTACTGGAAGTATCCATGCCATGAGATTCAACTTTACTACGGCGACAGTGAGCCAAAGATAGTTTCAATACTAGATGCGGTTATCAAGCATCAGCCAGATAATAGCAAGTCTCGCAAGCAGTACCTAGACATCTTGAAGTTATCCGTTAAGGAACATCCTGACGATCCGCGCATGTGGACATACATGTGCCGAGAGTATTACTTCAACGAGTTATGGCAAGATGTTGTTGACGCTGGTAAGCGCAAACTTGAACTTGGCGGTTGGGATGTTGAATCCGCAGCCGTCTGTAGATGGATGGGCGAATCATATCATCAACTGGGTGATAGCGATAATGCCACCTTCTACTATAACAAGGGTGTAGAGATTCTTCCAACGGAAGGTGAGCCACACTACGGTGTGGCGATTGACGCCTACCGAAAGAAGGAGTGGCAACGGTGTTTAGACGCCTCTCTCGCAGTTCTGGACTTACCACGTTCAATCCACTACTGCTACGAATCTGCCATCTGGGATTGGAAAGCCTACGACTTTGCAGCCGTCAGTGCTAACAACCTTGGACATGTTGAAGAAGCGCTAACTTTTGCTAAAGAAGCCGCTAAGGCCAATGGCCCTGAACAAGAACGTATCGAGCGTAACATACAATTTTTGGAGAAGCATCTAAATGAGCGAATGCCAGCACGTGGGAAAAGTAATAAGTTGGGGACTAAACGAAAAGTATGACTCAATCCCTACAGCCTATGGCTGCATGAATTGTGACGCAGTAAGCGATAGACCTTTTATCATTGCCGAGATTCTATCGAAACATCAAAACCATACCGAGTATGTAGACGGTTGTTTTGCCTGCAAGATCATGACGCTAGAACTTAACGCTGGCGACGCGGCGCATACCAAGATGATGTCCAACAAGAAGTGGACTGGCGAACTTAATGCCTATGCCGAGGCTCGCTCACAAGGCATCCAACCAGCAGGTACAACCATGAAGGCAGTCAACGAGGCTAAGGCCGCAAGTGACAAACTGGGCGTTGCTTACAACGCAGAATCAATGCCAGCGGCAACAAAGATTACCAAGCAAACCGCTTCGGTGATGAAAGAAACGGGAGCAATCTAATGGCAGCAGCCAAAAAGGGTATGGGCTTTGCAGCCGCCCAAAAGCAAATCGCAAAGAAGTCTGGCGTACCTATGAAAAACGCAGGAGCGATTCTAGCCTCTGCTACTCGTAAGGCTTCACCAGCGGCAAAGAAAGCAAATCCAAACCTAAAGAAAGTTAAGGGTAAATAACATGTGCAAATCTTGTGGATGCTCAAGCAACGCTATTGGCGGCACACCAGAGAAACTTACTGGCAAGCCAACAAAGACACCATACGGGCAATACGAAGGCGTCGGCGGAACTAAGAATAAGTAAGTTCGATACCCCACG